CTCCACTCGTCAACACAAGGTACCGATCATCCAGACAGAGATCAGTAAAGATAGGACTCACCTTGTGGTTTACCATCCATCGAGTTCCAATGGGACGCTATGCGAATTGTCATGTAAGGGATTACACCCTACTCCGGTACGAGAACCTAGTGACCGGGATGTCACTGTGAAAGCATTCTGTTAGTAGTGCATGGTACTAATTCATTGCGGGCGATAACTGGGTCGGCATTATCCTTCCAACGGATAATCCTGAGATCTTCCATTTACTGAGCGAGCGTTTAGACTTGAACTTGATTTTACGTGCTGATAAACACACGGAATAGCCGTGTGACCACACCCTGTTGACTTATAACAACACCCTTATTTGGCGTGTTGCTTACGGTCTGTGTGTCCTTAATTGCGTAACCACCCATGCAGTGGAAATTCCGAAGTTGTCGTATGATACTCTTTTCAATGTGTCTCTGGCTTTATTCCCCATTTTGCCGTGTCATATAGACATAGGGACGGCTTGGCCTTCAGTTAAAGGGTTGTCCCGAACTAGCTCTACTAGTAAGAACAATAGATTACAAGAAGCCGACTAACTCCTTTGCGTCGGCTAAGATAGGTGCTACCTCATCAAATTTCACTCCGAGTTTACCGATCCAATCAAGCGTGGATGATGCAGCTTTACCCACAATGTCGATAACATCACCCGCATTAGCGATGACATTCATAATCTGGATTTCTTTCGGCAAACCATAATTATGTCCGACAACCTCACTGGTGATAGCACGAGTGGGTGCGGATGCGGGCGCAACCGGAGGGTTGATCTCCCAGGCATAACCTGCTCCTCCACCTTGTGACATAAGGGTCATTTGTCCGGTGAAAGGTTCATCAAACCTGAACCGAGTAACATCTGTGGCTATAGATCCGGTACCAGCATAATTGGTGGTAAGGTGCCCAGTTGTTCCATCATGGTATAGGGTTTGTTTCAAGGTATTGCCTGGATGAGCGTAATCTTCAATTGGAAGTTGTAGCTGGCTCAACACAGCACCGTTGTATGGCGTGGGGGCAAAAGGATGGCCTCCAGTCGCAACAACACCGGTGTGGTTGCTTGTTGGTTGAAACTCGTAAAAGGCACTCTTGGCGTGTATCTGTCCGACTTTGGGTCCAATTAGTCTGACAGTGTACTCAACGAAGAGGTCTCCATACTGTATGTCTGTTGTTGATACGTTCATAGAACATGCAAGCATATATCCTGGATCAGACGTCCTCAACTCGTTGGCGTCTACCAATCCATGATGTGTTGCTCGCACATATCTCTCCCCCTTCAAATGTGATCTCTTAAGGTCTAGAGTCAGCTTATCGAAGATTGCAGCACGAACGCAGGACTCGGCATTGAAAAGCTGATTCCTATGAGAGGGAACAGCATCGGCAGGATCATAAACAGCAACCAGAGCCATACCGCCGGCTGTAGTCGTAGGACAGCTCGGCTTATAGGTGAGGCGAAGCGAAAGGAACTCGTACTTCTCGAATCTAGTCGCCAAGCCCGATAACCAAGGAAAAGTCGAACCGTCTCCAGGGTTAATGCTATAGCGAAAAGGTTCGTTTCTGCTGTATGTGTTGCCGATGACAACAAGTTTCTCAAAGAGAGAGTTGTTAGCATCAATGAAATTGACAAATTCAGTATGTGAAATTTCGAGGCCGGAGTTCGTCGAACGAACCATAGGCTTCTTGTTTCTAGTTTGTGTAGTTTTGGAAATAGGTGTTTGTGTGTTTTGTTTAGTTTTGTTAATGTGGTATCTTTAACGCCTCGATACATTAGTCGGAAGCGCCGCATAGCCCAACAGTTCAAACTTACTGGGTCATCTCTAACCTTCTGCGGGCACTTGAACTGATAACCTGGTTTGAATAAACCTCCCACGTGTTGCAAGCGTACCGTTATGCACTAAGGGCTCATTGTGCATGTTGGTCCGTAATCAGTACAACACTCGCCTTCGGGGCACCGGCGCATTCGGACGTATCCTACTACGACTTCCTAAACAGGCATTTGAAAACCGAAGCTTGGCAGATCGCAACCTGCCTGCTCGGGTTCAGCTAGCCACTGGGGAGCGTCTAGCTGCAAGGAATATTGGTTGATGGGACTACCAAAGATCAAACGTTCACGGGTTCGGTAATACTGTTCGAGTACCAATTGCTCGGCTGGTGTGATACCAAAAGCAAAATAAAAGGAAATGCGAGTTGAGAAATCAACCTCCACTCGATTATGTGACATACCGTTGGACAACTCCTGTCGGTAATGGTAATAATAACTCCCCTCCTCTGGTCTCCAAGGACGTGCGGAACGACACATCCAAGCATAGTACTCTTGGAATACTGGTACTCCTGCACTCATCGCAGCTCCACAAGCCGCCTTAGCTCCTAGAAGTTTCTCATGAATCTTCCGTGAGTTTATTGGCTTCGTTGTGAAGAGGTCAGCGTACAGTCGCTTTGAAGGTCTCGGAACTAATACATATGAACCATTGACGCACACTGGACGGGACTGGCAAAACTCAACCGTCTCCAAACTGTGGTACACACCATCATATTGCATCGTTATTCCGAAGCGCAAGAACCATTCCTCCAATCCTTTCCGAAATTTCCCAACATTTCTAGAATCCATTATCAACACGCAATCGTCTCCATCGTTCAACAACATGGCTGAATTTCTAAGGCCTTTCTCAGTGAGGTAGATGTAAATCAAACAGCACATGATAATAACATTACCAAGGCTAGTGTTCATATCACCAGACATCCTATTGCCCTCGACAAGGTATTTTAAAACCCCATCCAGCCCTTTATACTCCCCTTTGTTGAAAATTTGCGCGCGTAATAGCTCACTAAGTGGCAGCAGATCAGGACTCCTACCGCACACTTTCTTATACACTTTATGCTCAATCTCTAGCAAACAAGTGTTGATGTGTTGGTCAAACCGTGACGCGTCTAATCCTATAGCAACGGGTTTATGGAATGATTTCCACATCTTTGATATGGCCTCGCCTCGTTCCGCCATATTCATTCCTTTAGCCACTGTTCGGTGGCATCCCGTGCTATCAAAGACCTTGTCAATAGCCTCAAACACTTTGTGTTCTACATGCTTCAAGTAACGACCTAACTTAACATTGTACCGTGGGCTACGAGGTTGTATCACCCTGGGAGCGCCTCCAGGCTTGCAATACTCATCCTTCGTAAAGCACTTAACTCGCATATCTTTCTCATTCAGATCTCGTTCCTGCAGAGAAGCAATTGCCGCAGCGTACGTCTTACGTTTCGCCCCACCGTAATAAGCCAGGAATTCCTGGTCCGTTATCGGGCTGACGGGTCCGCTTGACGTAATTAACTCAATCAACTGATCGGTGAATCGCTTAGTCTGCGAGGCAACATACTGCGTGGCTAGGAGTCGGCGCGCTGTCATAGAAGGCCACTCAGGCATCTTCTTAAGGACAGCGGGGTCATTGTATGACTCTAACGTCTCCAGATCCCACGGTCTAGGGGCTCGATAGAAACCTTTCTTCCCATTTACGGTCCGTTTGGTGAAGAAAACTCGCTCAAGTACAGCATGTTGCACGGTATGAATGTCGTTGTTAGGTATATCCCACCTAGGCCCCCTACTATCATAACAATAGTACGTCCTAGGTTTTCTAACCCGCCCAGTGAGTCTCAATCGGATCTTGTCACTACCCTCAACATCGTTCACCTCTCTTTGAACGGTCTCAGAGTCGATGATTGATGAGCTGGTTGATCCGAGAAACGCCACCGGGCGTCCCTAGCGGGAGTTGCCGCTTCCGTCAATAAGGTCTTGACGGAAGCGGTCTCGGGAGGTTACGTGCTTGTTCTGTCGCAACTGATTATACTCAATCTCAAAATCAGATGGAATCCAATACAACAAGAACGCAGCTTCAACCAGACGGAGAACATCGCTATCACGCAAGTTCTCGAACTGGGAGCCTTCCTCCTTCCTTGTGGCTTCTACCCTCCTGGCAATGTCTGAACGTACCAACAACCTGTTCTCCTTGTTGTCGGCCAATGTTCCCAGACGCACCTTTGCCAGAGCAGCCACCTCACCCGCTAGAATGGGTACCCTCAGAGCTTTCTGGTTCTTGTTACCTCCACGAAACTTTAACGCTTTTCTCGTGGTGGTGACTCGAACTTCATCTCCGAGGGGTGTCGAGGGTGTGACACCTAGGTTTGGTGAACTAGGTTCAACATTGCCATCGACAATGTTGAAGAGAGCCCCAGCCTCCTCTGGGGAATCAGGTTCAATCACCTGTAACACATCAGTTACACGGCGATCAAACCACCTAGACCAACAGCCACCATTTTGCCGTTGGTTTGGTTTTCCGAGCAGTGAGTTAGCTAACCATGCCACTGTTGCTCGGCGGACGAGATCGAAGGTTCCCATTTCCGGGGTCGAATCGTACCCAGATTGCGCAGCACCATCCACAACGGTCTCGTAAGACCTAATTGTTGCAGACTGCCTGTCACAACCGGTAAGCACTATCGCCTTGGGCAAGACTTCGGCACACTCAGTGCTGGTCTTTGAACCGCTTTCCGGAAATGAAGTCCCCTGGACCTCCACCACGCCAAAGATTGAATTGGGATCAACCTCCAGCCTACTGCCGTTCATAACTACGGTGTTAC